GCGCCGGGGTATAATCCAGTACCCTTATTGCACAAGCCCGGTCGCAGTATGGCGGGCGTGCACCGCATTCCCGCCATCATCAACATAGAATAAGGAGCCACTTTGGCCCTCGACGACACCTATAACATCACCCGCCCCGGTCAAGAGAATGCCGCTGGCGTGGTGGATGCTCTCCACATCGAAGAATTCACGGGCTTGGTGCAAGGCACGCTCGACCGTATGTCGGTCTGCGCACCCCGCATCCCGGTTCGCCCGGTCAAGGGCACCAGCACCATCACCAACTTCGCGGTTGGCAAGTCCACGATCCAGAAGATCGTCCCGGGAGCCACGCCCGATGGCTCGATCACGAAGTTCGGCAAGGCTTCGATGACGATCGACACCACGATCATCGCCCGCGCCATCCTGCCGCTTCTGGAAACCTTCCAGACCTCCTACGACTCGCGTGCCGAGATCGCCCAGGAGCATGGCAAGGAACTCGCGAAGCAGTTCGACCAGACGTTCTTCATCCAGGCTATCCAAGCCGGTCTCCTGACGGCCAATCGCTTTGGCCTGACGGCTGCTGGTCACACCGGCGGCTCGCAAGTCACCTTCGCGGGTGCCAACGACTACCTCGACCCGGCCATCCTGTACTCGAAGCTGGTTGACCTCCTTACGGCCCTGCGCCTCAAGGACGTCGATCCCCTGATGGACGGCGTGATCCTGGCCGTTGGCCCCACCGAGTTCGCCACGTTGTCGATGAACGAACTGCTCATCAACAGCGAGTACAAGACCTCGGATGGCACGTCCATCCCGGGCATGGTGCTCAAGGCGCAAGGTTGCCAGATCGTCCAGTCCAACAACTTCGTTGGCGGTCAGAACATCAGCGGCCACATCCTGTCCAACGCGGACAACGGCAACGCCTACGACGGTGACTTCTCGAAGGTCGTCGCTGCTGCGTTCGCCCCGAAGGCCCTCATGGCCGGCGAGACGATCCCGCTGCAAAGCGAGGTCTTCTTCGACAAGCTGTCCAAGTCGTGGTTCGTCGATTCGTGGCGCGCCTATGGCGTGGCACCGTCGGTCGCTGCGTTCGCCGGCGTACTGAACAAGCCGTAAGACTAGCTCGGCCTTCGGGCCTTGCCACAACTATCCCCCACCCTACCCTCGCGGTGGCGTGGGGGATTTTTCGCTTTTCAAGGACAAACTATGGAAACCCTGTCGGTAGTGAACCGCATGCTGGGTACGATGGGCGAAGCGCCCCTCAACTCCCTCGAAGAGAGCCACGCATTGCTGTCTGCCATGCAGGGTGCCCTGGACTCTGCCAGTGACACCATCCAAGCGGACGGCTGGTGGTTCAACATGGAAGACCTGGACTTGGTGCCGAACCCCACGGACTCCAGCATCTACCTTCCCAACGATTGCCTCTCGGTGAGGACATCGAAGTACAACCTCGTCAAGCGGGGGAACAGAATCTATAACCTGACCGGCGGCACCTACGTGTTCACCGAGTCTAAGCTCTCCCTGGAGTTGATCCGGTTCGTGCCTTTCGAGGACTTGCCCGAGATCGCTGCGGCGTACATCGCCAATCAGGCCATCCTGGACTTCCAAGCGGACTACGATGGTGACACGGCCAAGGCCCGTCAACTCTCCGCCAAGCTCGCCGCCAGCAAGGTAGCGGCCGAGGTCGCACACATCCGCAATCGTCGGCGCAATCTGCTCAACCAGAACAGTCGCCTCCAACAACTCAAGGCCGTGACCCGTGGTGCTCGACGCACCTTGTTCGTCCCACTCGGCCGCGTCTAAGGAGATTCCATGAAGGTATCGGGTTCCACCTCATCCCTGATGCAAGGTGTCAGCCAACAGATCGCCCAGGAGCGCGGCCCCGGCCAGCACACTGAGCAGATCAACATGCTGCCCGATCCCGTTCAAGGGCTCTCGCGGCGGCATGGCACTCTGATGCAGGCAGAGGCGCGCCTCATCCCCGGCACCGACACTGGCCCTGCCAACATCGATGCCATGATCCTGGACACGGAGAACTTCCGCACGTTCCAGTACAGCAACGGTGGACACGACTACGTAGTCCTGTATCGGGCTGCTGAGCAGGCGGCGGGCTCGCCGTTCCCCGTGGTGCAGGTCTACGACCGTACCACCTCACAGTTCCTACCCCTCGTCCGCAACGCTGTGGACGCACAACTTGATCTCTTGATCTCCGGCGGCATCTCTGCCATGACAGCCATCGGCAAGTATGTGTTTCTGGCGGGGTACACCACCCCGTCCACTGCCACTACGTACAACGCCTGGGCCGACACATCCAACAAGAATGATGCGGTGGTCTGGATTCGCGGCGGAACTTATAGCCGGCTGTACACCGTGGATGCAACGCGCTCCGATGGGACGCAGTTCCATTTCGAGTACAAGACCCCGACCTCAGCGTATCCAGGCACGCTAGACACCAGCGCTGTCCCTGTCTATGCAGCCGACCCAGCAGGCGGAACGCAGTCTGATACCGAGGCTGCATACATTGTGCCAGTGGGGGGCTACGGGCAGTTCATCCTAGGATGGGCAGCGTGGAACCCCACCGGCATGACGGTCAAGAAGGGCACCACGACCCTTACCAACGTCACACCCGCCGCCCCCGCCAGCGCCTCGGAGTACTCCTGGGCCACGGGCTCCGATCATGTCCAGTTCGACCCCTCGCTTATCAGCGCCTTGGACGTGACCGTGCTGTACACCCACACGAAGACCGTGACGAACCCGAACTACTCCAAGAGTGTCGGAGACCTCACGAATGCATTCAACACGGCGGTGACCAACTGGATCGGCATGGCGTCCGACGCCATCCAGCCTACAGCCATCGCCGAGAGCCTGAGGCTTGCTGCCGTCGCTGCGGGTCTGACCACGGCCACAAGACAGGCCGGCACTATCATCTTCGACAACGTCACTGCCCTCGCTGTCTCTGACGGTGGGGATGGGAGCCTGATCCGGGGTGTTGCCAATGAAGTCACGAGCATCAACGAAGTATCCGATATTCACAAGATCGGCAAGATCGTGAAGGTTCGGGCCGCGCGCAGTGCGGAGTCCTTCTACCTCACGGCTGTCTCGAAGTCTGCCGGCATCACATCGGGGTACACGGAGGTGACGTGGGTAGAGGGTGCCGGTGTGCAGTTCACCATCACTGGTGGTCTGCTGTATCTGACCGTCAAGTCCGGTACGGCGTACATCGGCTCGTCGGCCACCTTGATGAACGCCATCGTGCCCGGCCTCGTTGCCCCTGACTACGTGGTCTCGTCTGTGGGCGATGCAGACTCCTCGCCGCTGCCCTACTTCATCGGTCGGCAGATCACCTACCTAGGCGTCTTCCAAGACCGTCTGCTGGTTGGTGCCGGTGCGGTAGTGCGTGCCTCGCGCACGGCGGACTACCTGAACTTCTTCCGCACTTCGGTGCTGACGGTGCCTCAGGATGACTCACTGGAAATGCTCTCACAGGGTAGCGAGGACGACACCCTTCGGTACTCGATCATCTACGACCGAGACTTGGTGATCTTCGCCGACAAACGGCAGTACGCCATAAGTGGCCGTGCTGCGCTGACCCCGACCAATGCGAACCTCCAGGTGATGTCCTCTCATGCGAACGCGGCCCAGTTGCCGCCTCTCGCTATCGGCGGGCGCATCTTCTACGGGCAGCAAGGAGAGACTGCCGGGGCAGTGTTCGAGGTGCAGCCCGGCCTAGTCGCAGAGAGCCCGGAGTCCTTCGTGATCTCTAGCCAGATCGACACGTACATGGCAGGCCGGATCATTGAGCTGTCCAACAACAGCAAGCCGACGCACTTGTTTGCACGTGCAACGGGAGACCGCTCGTCGCTGTTCGCATACACCTACCTGGACAAGGCGCAGTCTGGCCGGGTTCAGGAGGCATGGCACAAGCAGTCATTCGACCCCAGCCTCGGCACTATCGTGGGCATGGCGACTACCAAGGATGGCCTGCTAGTGTTCTTCATGCGAGAACTGGCTACCCATGATGGAGTGCCCCATACGTTCATCGTGTGCGACCTTATGGCATTGACCCCAGGGTTGGCAACACGGCCCTACCTCGATTCCCTGCGCCCGCTTGCGGACGTACTGGATGACACTGGGCCCGTGCACTCCACGTCAGCCGGGCCGTGGAACGTGGCATTCGATTCCACAAGTGAGTGGAGGTTCCTCGGCACGACGCTGGATGACCAAGCTACGCTACTCGCGGAGTTCCCTGATGCCACCGGCCCTTGGGTTGGTGCCAACCAGGACAGCCTATTCCGTCCGACGAATCCATTCATCCGGGATCGGGACAACAAGGTCATCACCTCGGGGCGCCTCACGGTGGCCTCGGTGGATGTCACCACGGCAAACTCCTCTGGCTTCTGGACGGACGTCAAGTCGAAGTCCCGGGAGCACACGGATACCATCGAGTACAATGCTCGCATCGTAGGGTCGCCGGACAACCTTGTCGGTCGAGAGGTTGTGACGTCCTACACCCAGAAGGTGTCGATTGCCCTGGAGACCAGGGACTACACACTCACCCTCAGGGGCCGCACTTGGCTCCCCTTCACCATTACCGCCCTTGAGTGGACGGGTCAATGGTTCAACCGAACCCAACGATTATAAGGAGACCACCATGGGAGGAATTAGCGTAGGCGGCGCATTCGGGGCGGGCTTCGGCAAGGCCGCAACTGACGCCAGCATCAATGCCAACAACCAGATCAGCGAGGTCAATGCCCGCACTGGCAACAAGGTGCGGCAGGCAAGCAATGCTGCGGCAGCAGCGGAGGGTAACCTCAACCGCTTCGTCCAGAGCGTCAACAACAACCGGCGGCTTAAGGCCGGCGGGGACGCACAAGAAGCACTCGTAGTCAACGCTGCCCGGATGGGGGACTCACAACTTGCCGGTCGGTTCTCGGACTCCATCCGGGACGCAGAGCAGGTCGGCCATGCCGCAGCCTCCCAGGCTGTTAACGGTGTTGGCGGCAGCGTCGTGGACATGGTAAACACCAGCACGGCGCTACGCGATAGCATCGTGAAACAGTCCGTGGATGACAACCAGAATGCACAGTCCTGGGACATCTCCAAGCGGGCCGGTGTCATTGCATCTCAGATGATCGGGGGGCTGGACTCGTCCGTAATCCTCGACCGTCTGGACTACAACCATGACGTTGCACAGCACCAGAACAAGTCCGGATTCTTCGCTACCGTACTCAATGGATTTCTGGCGAACAGCGTGCTCCCGAACAACACCTATCAAAATGCGAAGGAGGGGGTTAAGCAGTTCTGGGATCAGAACTTCGCGAGCCACGAGACTAACACTCCCCTTGGTGGAGGTGGCACGCAGCCCTCGATTGATAGGATGTCGGCATCTGACGCCAGCAACCCCTATGGTATCTTCGATGAACCAATTCCCACGGAAGAGATTCCACAACTGGACATGAGCGAACTTCAAGGCTCGTGGTAACTAAGGAGCCCCATGGCTACTGTACCTGACAACACACTGGGCGCCCCCACCGAGGGCCTCGGGCAGAACGTTACGTTCGCCTTCAACCCCTCCAACGGAGCACCCCAGCTTGGTGGCGGGGACGGTACCCTGATCCGCGCCGGTATCATCGGTGGCGACACCGCCGGGGCCGGTGCAACCAAGGGCCAGGGGGTCGCGGCGAATAAGCCCTCCCCGGGGCTCGCCCTACTCACGCAAGTTGGTGATGCTATCGTCGGCGGTGCGTTAAAGCAGCGACAGACGGAAGCCTACATCCAAGGCATGCAACGGGCAATGGCTGGTGAGGCCGTGACGGACATCGCCAAGTCCCAACCGTGGTACTCCAAGTTGTTCGGCCAGTCCGACACCGTGGAAGGTGCGCGTGCGTACACCGCCGACACCGTGGTGCAGACCACGGCCGCGACGATGATCGACCAGATGCCGGAGCTTCGAAAGATGCCTCCGCAAGAGGCCACGAAGTACTTCACTGACGGCGTGAACAACGCGCTTACTGGTGATGCGGCCACCGACCTGTCGATCATGCAGTCTCTGACCCGGGCGCTCCCGGCCGTCATGCGACAGCAGACTAAGGAGCACTACGCCTACCAGCAAGAGACGGCCACGGCTGCGGAGGACTCGTCCTTCAAGGCCCAGACCGACCGCCTCCAGGCTCTAGGCCCCTCCCTGGCGAATGGGTACACCACGTCCCCAGAATTCCTCCAAGCCCAACACGACTTCATCGCATCCCAGGTTCCGGCCGCAGGTCGCAACATCAAGAACTGGCAAGACGCCCAGATGGATCGTCTGGTGCTGGCTGCGAAGTTGGGCAAGTTTCACGCTATCGCTGCCGCCCAAATCCCAATGGGTGCCGATGCTGCGAACGGAGACCCCGGCACCAGCCTTATCGATGCCCTCAAGCCCGATCAGCAGTTCCAGGTTAATCGCGCCATCGAGCAGGGTCAGCAACTGGGCCGCACCGCGTGGCTTCAACAGCCTGAGGTGCAGCAGCAGATCGCCGACCTGAACGTCCGCGCCCATACCATCGGCCGCAACGGCTCCGGGGACACTCCCCAGATGTTGTATGACGAGGCTATCAAGATGAACGAGACTGCGACTAAGACGACGGGCAATCCGGTAGGCCCCTGGTCGTCCTCGGAACTTGAGGCCCTGAAGGCCGGGGCTGGTGAGAAGGTCTTCGCTGCCCGTATGGAGGACTACAAGGCCAACCAAGCCGCTGTCTCGAAGGCGACGACGGAGCAAGACAAGGCCGACGCTATCGCTAAGCGTGACTCCGAGGTGGTGAACGCGTTCCAGAAGGGTGACCTCGCTGGCATCTACGCCACGCCGGGCTACACCAAGGAGCAGTCGGACTACACCATCATTCAGGCGTACCGCAAGATGCCACCTGCTGTGCAGACTGCTACCTTGATCGCTAATGGCTCATACGTTGTCACACCGATCTCCAAGGAGCGGGAAGACTCGGTAGGTGCCGCGATTGCCGGCGGCACATTGAGCGGGCCGTCGCAGGCCGCGATTCAGCAATGGAGAGACCTGTACAACCAGCGCCCTGACGTGGCTGCTGCGTACTACCCCAAGTGGGGGCCGAAGATGGAGCAGTATCGGCACATGACCGAGGACATGGGTGTGAACCCACAGGACGCCTTCACGGATTCCTTCGTCACCCCAAAGGCCCCTGAGCACCCTGATGCCAAGGTTCTTGCAGCAGTGCTCGGAGAAGTGACGAAGAAGGAAACCGGATTGTTCCAGACGGACATGCACCCATCTAGCATGCGCTACCTTGCACAGCGCACGGAAGATGCGGCAGGGTACTGGGCGAGTCACCTAGGTGATCCGGCCAAGGGTGCGACACGTGCTTATGCCGTCACGAAGGCTAAGCAGGACTTCGAGGTAATCGGTTCCTACGCCTTCGGCTCGGCAAAGGGCGCAGACAAGATTCTGCCCTGGCTCACCAAGACGGCCGGTGGTCAGATGACTCTGCCCACGGATACGGTGCACCAGACGTTCAACGACGGCCTGGAAGCATTCTTTGAGGGCACGCGGATCACTGACGCTAAGGGCACCACGACCCACGTCCCTGGCATCATGAAGGGCGAGAAGCCTGAGAACGTCACGCTCACACCGTTGCCCACCAAGGCCGGTGAGGAGCCTATCCTTGCCGTGAATGCGTACGACAAGAATGGGTCGGTGTACCAAGGCAGCATTCCCGCCAGCTACTTCATAAAGTATGCAGCCATCCAGAAGCAGAATCGCGCAAACTCGGGCGTCAAGCTGAACACGAATATGCAACTCAACCCGGGTCGCAACCCCGGCACCCTCTTCGACCAAGAAGAGGCCCGCGCCAAACTCGGCAAGTAACCATCCACAAGGAACTCACATGAGTGACATTCGCGACCGCTTGAAGGCGGCAATTCTCGGACAGGAGTCCAGCAACGGCACTGCCGATACCAGCCAGCCCAACTATGCGGGCGCGATTGGCCCAGGTCAGATCATCCCTGCCACGTTTGACGGTCTGAAGAACAAGGGGATCATCCCTAAGGATTACGACATCAACAACCCGGCGCATAACCGGGCGGCATCGGGTGCGCTGCTGGACGACCTCATGAACAAGTATGCAGACGACCCAGCCAAGGCTGCTGCTGCGTACTACGCTGGAGAGAAGGCCGTGCGGGCTGACGGCTCCGTCGCAAACTACCGCGACCGAAAGAACCCCAATGCCCCCACGGTCTTCCAGTATCAAGCCGATGTTCTGCACCGTATGGGGACAGAGTACGACAATGGGACGTTCGCCGGCTCCTCGGTTCTGCCCTCGATCCAGACGGCAGCGCCTACCTTGGATGACTGGAGCAACACCCCGGGCAACGGGCCCAAGGCCCCACGTTCCATCCTGTCCCCTAAAGAGACCCTGGACATCCTACCGAAGGCTGAACCTGTCACGGGGCCGGACGTGTATCGCGAGCAACTCGCCGAGAACACGAAGGCCCTCCAAGCTGAGACCGAGCACTACGACAACCACGGCATCATCCAGACGGCCAAAGACCTCGCAGCCCATCAGGGCCTGACCGGCGTCATCATCCGCGGTATTGCGAACGAGACGAACTTCAAACCGCAAGCAGGATACGTCCCGAGTGTGGTTGACAAGGATTTCTACGCAGGCCGTACTGAGGCTGATCACACGTACCTCGATGAGGCCGTGAGTCACAAAGACCTCCTATACCGCGATCAGCAGATCAAGATCAAGGATGATGATCTCCGAGAGGCATCCACCCAAGGCACCGCGACGACCATCGTGGCCTCCTTGATGGGTGGGCTCCCGGAAGGTTTCGGTATCGGTGGCGTTGCTGCCCGTGCCATGACCATGGCCCGCACCGCGAAGATGATTATGGGTGCCCGGGCGGCAGCAGAAGCAGACGCTACGGCGAACCTTCTTCGCGCATCCCAAGGTTTCCCCGCCCTGCCTGCCCCAGTTGCTGAAGTCGCTGCACCTAGCATCGCCGGCCACTTCGCTGAACAAGCTATTGGTAACATCGGTGCTGTTGGTGTCCAGCAAGCATTTGATCCGTATGTCTCCAAAGACGACTACATGATGGCCGCATTTAACACGCTGCTGTTTACTGGTATCGGAGCTATCGGGCATGCCTTCCACCCCAGCGATGCAGTGGTGGCACGGGCCATAGGTCAAGCCGGTGCCGATGATGCAGGCACGCGAATCAACTTGATCCGTCAGAAGGCACTAGACAATCTCGGTGCAGATGCGACTCCCGAAGCGCTTCGCGCCGAGGCAGCACGCCTGGAAGGCAACGAGGTGCGGGGCACTATCACGGCAGCGACCAGTGCCGCTGGTGAAGACCGCCGACTTATTCCAGACGTGGAGACCCTCGCCAAGGACATCACCGACAAGCGCGCCGAGGCAGAAGCCAAGGCACCGGTGGTTGAGAGTGCTAAGCCTGTCGAGGCCAAGCCAGCGGATGACGGGGAAGTCGTGCCTGTATCGAATCTTCCGACGGTGGACAACACGGCGCACGTTTCGACGACGCTGCCGGAACCCCTGGCGAAGGCGAGCCCTGGATTCAGCTATGGCCGACGCGGCTTCAAGCTGGACTTTGCGTCTGACCTGGACAAGGCAGCGTACATCGCACGCGATGCGGCCAAGCCATCCAAGGCAGATGCTGCCTATGTGGACTTTGTGTCCAAGGCCACTGGCATGAGTGAGGCAGAGATTCGTGCTCACGGTGACACGGTACACCAGACCATCAAGGCCCAGGCCAAGACGGCTGAGCCCGGGATCACAGAACTCCGAATCCCCGACCATGCGGCGAACCCGGCACCCGAGGCGGCGAGCATGCACCTCGGCACTATCGCCGGTGAACCTACGACGCGGGTGGCTTTCCGTAGCGAGAACCCCACATTCTACCATGACGTGGGATCGGCGCGCGTGCGAGAGCACCTTGCCCGTAACGATCCAGCATGGCGGGCCAATGTGGCCGAACTGGGCGAAGGTGCCACGATGGAACACATCGACACCCTGCCTAAGGGAACGCACATCATGCCTGATGCTGCACGTGATCCTGTGATCTCCAAGGTTGGTGCGGCCATCAAGGACTTGGCTGACCAGTTCCTCAAGCAGTCTAAGGTGGTTGTCGGCAAGGTCAAGGACGCCAACGACAGTATCCTCGCCCAGCAAGCCCAGAAGGCGGGCAGTAAGGGTGGCGTTCCTAACGGTGCTGTGGTATCGGCTGGGAATGTCCACGTAATTGGTATCAAGTCGCGGAACCTGGAAGGTGCGATGCTCACCGGCATCCACGAGTTGGGCCATGCGATCTTCCACGAGAACCTATCCAACATCCCGCCGAAACTCCTGGCTAGGATGGCCGCTGCCCACCAGTCGTTCATCAAGGACTTGGCTGACGGCAAGGCCACCGCACGCTTCAAGCGCCTCTCACACTCCGAGGAGAACATCGGAGGTGGGCGTGCGATTACAAGCCCACTGCCAGACAATGCGTATGCTGCGTCCTTCGATGAGTACACGGCGGAAGCCTATGTGCGCTACATCCAGGATAAGGTCAACTCGGGGACAGGCCCTAAGTTGAATGCCCAGGCACAGTCTGCACTGATCACCGTCTGGAACAAGATTAAGGCGTTGTGGGAATATGCCAAGGGTAAGGGATACCTTGGCGACGATGAACCATTCCATGAGTTCTTCGACCATGTGATGAACGGCTCGTTGAAGGATGCGGATAAGATTCCAGTAGGTGAGACACAATACCTCGACCCCGGACTGACGCTGGACTTCAACACCCACTTCGATCCCGCTGCCCAGAAGATCGGCTCTGATCTGATGCCGCAGAAGACGGTACAGCAAGAGGCCGAGGCACAGGCTATCGTTGGCATCCACAAGCAGGCTGCAGCGTATGCTGCCAAGAACCCCGTGAACGTGCAGAGGTTGTCCAAGCTCCTGAAGAACACCGTGTTCGATCCGATCTCGTCCGTCATGCTGCGCTCCACGAACCCCGTGGTGCGTATGATCTCGGCAGAGTTGATCGAGAACGGTGCAGGGGCGGCTGGCCGGCGCTCCACTGCCGCCCTTGGCAAGTGGATTCACGAGCAAGCCTTCATGGGCAACGTCATCAACGAGACACAGCAACAGTACACCGCGTGGCGCAATCTGCAGGGTGGCAACTGGGTTGGTGACTTCATGGATGGCAAGTTGCGGGCCACCTTCAACCGCATGGTTGCAGAAGAGATCGAAGGCCGTCGCCCCGGCGCTACCAAGATCAATAGCCCCGAGCAGATCGTCAAGGCTGCGGACTCCTTCCAAGCCGCCTACGAGCGGATGCGCGTCCAACAGACCGCATCGAAGACGGTGGGCTGGGCGTCATTGCCCGAGACCTCGGTGGGCTACATGCCTCACCGGATGTCACGCGATGCAGTACTGAACCTGACGGTCGGCCCCGAGGGTGTCGCTAAGACGAACGCACTCCACGCAGCCCTCACGGATCAGTTCATGGGCATCGAAGGATTTGACCCCAGTTTCTCGGCAGAGCTCACCTCCAAGTATATCGACCGCGTCAAGCGTTCGGCACTCGGTGGGTACGAGGCACCGGGCGGCATACACCAAGTAGGTGCTGCTGATATCGTCGAAGAGGCCCTGCAGTCCATGGGACTATCGAAGGAGCAAGTTCGCTCCATGATGGGTAGGTACATGGCGGGTGGCCCAGGCCACACCAAGCGCCGGCTGCAACTCGACCTCACGGCAGAGCACGACAATGGTGTGGGCGGTACCTTCCGCCTGATGGACTTGTTCGAGACCGACCAACTGAAGCTCCTCCGCGGGCAGGCTGGCCGGGTCTCCGGCGAAGTGGCCCTGGCCCAGCACGGTGTCATGGGCAAGGCTGGCTTGGCGCTCTTGCGTCGAGCGATGGAGTTTAGTGACCACGGCCCGGCAACCGCGAAGGAATTCGAGGCGTTCGACCAGATGGCCGCAGAGTTCCTGGGTGCCCCCTTCGGCACCGCTGCCGGTAAGTACGCTGACCACGCCATGCAGTTGAACTCCCTTGCCCGCCTCGGCGGAATGGGGTTCCAACAGGCTGCGGAATACATCAACGGTATCGTGCACGTCGGTGCTGCGCGCACGGCCTCGGCCATCGCCGGCATGCCCCGC